CGCAAGGTCTCCATTTTGAACAATAAGATATTGATTTCTTATTGGTCTACCATCAAATAGACATTCTAATATTTCCCTAACTCCATCAGCATATCTTGCTTGAGCTGACAAAGAAGTACCTGAAGTATGTGGAGTCATACCATGATTTGGCATACTTCTCCATACATGGTCATTAGGCGCTGGTTGAGGGAACCAAACATCCCCAGCATAACCACTTAACTGACCAGATTCTAATGCTCTAGCAATAGCATCTTTATCACAAATCTTACCACGAGCTGTATTAATTATATAAGCACCTGGCTTACACTTAGCAATTAATTCATCATTGAACATATGCTCTGTCTCAGGATGCAATGGACAACTAATATTAATCACATCACAAGCTGCAACTAATGACTCAACTGAATCATGGTATATTAAACCTAATTCCATTTCTGCTTGCTTACCTACTCTATGCTTGTCATAATAATGCAAGTGTACATCAAATGGATGCATCTTTCTTAACATATCTAAACCAATACGCCCAGCTGCAATAGTACCTATGTGCATACCTTCAACATCATAAGACCTTTTAACAGCATCAGCAATATGCCAACCGCCTTTATTAACAATTGCATATTGTGTATGGTAATCTCTAACTAAAGATAATATCATCATAACAATATGTTCTGCCACTGACCTTGAATTACAATAGGTCACTTCAACAACATCAACATTATGGTCCATAGCTGCTTGTAAGTCTACATGGTCTGAACCAATACCGGCAGTAATAGCCATTTTTAAGTTTGGTGCAGATTCCATTAATTCTCTTGTTACATAGTAAGGCCAAAATGGTTGTGATATAACAATATCAGAATCAACTAATTCTTTATCGGCTGTGCAACCTTTTCCATCTTTATCAGATGTGACTACTAATGTATGTCCTCTATCTTCTAAAAACTTTCTTAAACCTAATTCACCAGACACACAACCTAATAATTCTCCTGGTGTAAAGTCCCTTCCTTTAGGACTAGGTAAGGTCATCCCATCAGGATATCTATCTAGCTTAGGCAAATCTGCCACTGGATAGCTTGTAGGCATTCCATCGGTTGGGTCGTCATATAAAATACAAAGTACTTTCATTCTATTCTCCTTTAGTTTTTGGACCTAATATATAGTCCTGTTTTTCCATTGCATCATCTAATATACTTTTTAATATATCTCCTAATGCTAAATTAAATGCAGGCATTCCATGAGGGTTAATCGTTGGATATTCTACTATTTCATAATCAAAATTTATAGACTCAGTTGTATCATTAAGTTTAATATCAGTATATCTATAAATGACATTATGATATTCACCACCATCTAATCGTACATACCAATGGTCATCATCTCTACCATGTTGGTCTACAAACTTCCAACTCCTAAATGGTATGTTATCTTTTAATAAATTCGATTTCATAAGTTATCTTTTGGTCCTGGTATAGGTACAGTTTTGTACCATTCAATTAACATTGCCATTAAAACTGTAGCAACCATAATAATATATAACACTATAAAACCTAGAATAAAAATCGGTAATAGTATTATAGTTAATATCCATTCTTTCCAATTAGCCATTTTGGCATCTCTTGGAATTAGGATGTCGCTTGCATCTATAAGTTCCATGACTCATAATCTTTTTAGACAATACATTTTTATTAGCATCCCTTTTCCGTATAACGTATGGAATCATTGTCTTACTCATTAATCTTCACCAAAGGCAAGTGATGTGAAGTATCATGGTAATTACCATCACCTTTAAAGCTTCGTGTAACTGTTTCTTTAGTCAACCAACCATTAAGGTTAATTTTATATGTAGTTAGTTCTTGATATAAAACACCTTTGGTGTTTGTTTCAAATGCTGATTTTAATGGTCCTGGTTTCATTTTTTGTTATTATCCTCAATATAGATTGGGTGATTTGGGTCATTTCTCCAAATAGGTTTGGTTTTTATATCTTCACTATGAACAACATCAGGCAAAGAATCCCAAAATTCATTCTCCTTCCATGGCTTACCAGATATAAGTCTACTAATAATTTTACTTTTCATATCATTCATCTTCCACATCTATTAAATACATTACATCAGCTTCTCTAAATAATGCCTCGGCATTCTTATTTGATTTATCCCATTCAGAATTATATATCTGAGGTCTTGTAGCAACAACCTTTTGAATCCCAACTTGGATTATTCCTTTAGCACATTCATTACAAATAGGTAATCCATAAACATATAAGACAGAACCTTTTAAAGACACACCAGTAAGAGAAGCATTATATATAGCATTCATTTCTGCATGTACAACTAATTCATATTTTCTTTCTCGATTATTAAGTCTCTCCTCAGAATCTTTTATTCCTCTTGGGAAACCATTATATCCTTGAGATAATAATTGACCATGTTCACCAATAACTACTGCACCAACTTGAGTGCTTGGGTCTTTACTCCATGTAGATATTTCTTTGGCTAGATGTGTATATTTATCTCCCCAACCTTCTGCTGTTAATAAATTACTCATATTTAAAATCCTCGTATGTTGTTTTTGGTGGGTCATCCCTCACATTTAAAGTTTGGGCTGTGTCTTCCACATCATATAATCTCATTTTAGCTCGGTCAACTCCAATAACAAACTTTTTATTTTTTCCTGTTGGGTCATTATATCTATTCTTTAATTGTTTAATCATTAATTGATTTAAATCTTCTAACTCTTCGGTAGATATAATAGCAAACATTAAGTCTGCCGTTGCTGGTAGACCAAATGATTCTGACGTATCTTCAAGACCAATATCTGAATTTGCAAATCCACTCCTTGTGGTTTGTGTGGCTGTGACAATAGGTAAGTTATACTCTACTGCCAAGCCACGCAATTCTTCAGCAATTGCTTTCACATAAGTATATGAATTTATTGCTCCACCTAAAGATTTCATACGTGAACTTGCACATATGTTTAAATAATCTATACAAATTAAATCAGGTTTAAAGTCTCTCTTAATTTTTAATTCTTTTAATAACGCTCTGAAATGGATAGAACTTGCAGCACCTGTAGGATATTCCTTAACAATTAATTTGCCTACACCTTTATCAGTTAGCTTATGCATCTTTTTATCAAACATATCCTTTGACAAATTCTCTAATTGGTCAAGGGGAACATTCATAAGGTTAGCATCTATTCTCTCAGCTATCCGTTCTTCAGCCATTTCCATAGTTATATATAGTACATTTTTAAATTGAGTTAGAGCGCCGGCTGCTACGTGACACATAAATAGTGATTTACCCACGCCTGTACCTGCCAGAGCCACGTTCAGTGACTTATTAACTAAGCCTCCTTTGGTTATCTCATTAAATTTTACTAGGTCAAATGGTAAGTGTTCCTCTGCTCTATGGTAAAATTCATACCTAGCATCTGAATCATCAACATAATCATGGCCAACTCTTAAATCAAAGCTAACTCCAAGAGCTTCAGATAATACTTCAGGCAATGCATTCTTATCTAAAGTTTCATGCTTACCTTCTATAATATTAATTGAATTCATAATTGCTAAATAGATTGCTCTATCTTGGCACCATTTTTCTGTATGTTCTATTAACCATTCAACAGTTTCCTCTCCCTTTTGAACACTTATTTCAGGAATAAGAGCTAAAGAGTCAGAGCCAACGTTGGTATTATTTCTTAATTCAATACTTAGTGCATCAGCACTTGGTAGCTTACTATACTTATTAACAAATCCAACAATCTCATTAAAGACTGCTCTATATGGTTCTTCAAAGTATATAGTTTTTAAATGAGGTATTACATTTCTAGTGTAATCCTCATTCAACATTAAGTTCCTAAGGATTAATGTTTCAATCTTCATCCCACCCCTCTTCTAAGTGTGAGACTTTAATCATATCGGCATGGCCAATCTCAAATCTACGTTTAAGATATTCTTTAAAATCTGTTTTATCAAAGATAGGTTTCCAAAATGATTCCTTAAGAGTCTCAGCTTGACGAACCTTTTTATCTTCTATCTCTCCAGTCTTTTTATCAACCTTAGAGTACCAGCCCATAGAAGGTTTAACTACATAGCCACCTTCCATTGCACAATCTAATAGACCAGAATATTGTTCAATACCACCTTCCCATGTTACTGATATAGGAATCTTAGATTTCTCTTTAACAAATCTAGATTTCTCTACATTAATCACAAAGTGATAGCCCATAATTTCTGTTCCCTTTTTCTCTTGTCGTCTACCAAGAATCCAGATATTATCACTTGAGTAATAAATACCTGTACCACCTGATACAATAGCCTTAGGGAATAAACCAATCTCTTGGTATGTATGGTTAACAGCTAATAGAGGTATATCTCTCATTGTCAAATAAGGGGTACACATTCTAAATAAACCTTTAAGAGCTTTTGCTCTTGACATATCTGCTACAGATTTTTCATTCATAGCATCAGTTAATTCTTTAATAGATGCAAGATTACCAATAGAGTCAATCATAATAATAACTTTATCTTTGCGTTCGATATTCTCTAATTGATTAATTAGGTCAAACTTCAGTTCCTCGACATTAGTAATAGGACTATGGAGTACTCGGGAAGTGTCGATACCGAACGACTTAAAGTATTGCTGAGGTGAACCAAATTCTGAATCATAAAACAATAGAACAGCATCATCATATTTTTCTAAATATGCTGCCGCCATTAATAATCCAAAGGAAGTTTTAAAATTCTTAGATGGTCCTGCCAATACAGTCAGTCCTGAGGTTAATCCACCATCAGGGTCTCCTGATAAAGCAACATTAATCATTGGAACCTTTGTTGGTACCATCTCTTGGTTAGAAAAAATCTTGGATTTGTCAAGAGTATCAGTCTCTTTAATCCTAGAATTCTTCTGCAATTTATCCATTATACCCATTTATATCTCCTATTAATTTCAAAGTATACTACTATTATATCATAAATATCAGCCAAAGTAAACAGATTTACATAAATTTTTCTAAAGTATTTGGCGTTGTTTGAATTGAACGGGATTTATTATCTTGTATAACAAAGTCATCATATATCATTTCACATCCACCCTCTAAAAATCTTTTAACATTATATGCCATATCCATTGCAGTAGTTACTGGTACGTTCTGGCATATGTGATTTAAATTCTTCTTAGGGTCTATAAGATTAAAATCTGTTGGCAATTTCATAACACCCATTGCCTCTCTATATGTTAGATATCTATCTTCATCTGGGTGAGCTAATTTAAAAGGTAGGTGAGCAACAAATGCTCCAATAAAATCACATGGGATTTCAGTAGTACGTCTCATTATATTACCACCATCTTCTAATTTTTTATGCATACCTCTTGCTTTTTGGGCCTTTTCATTTTCACCAAGACCTTCTAGCCAATCTGCATAGTCATTATAATTACTATGTTTTTCAACATATTCTTGAACATTAACACTTCTTTTTAGTGTCTTTTGAAAATCATTATGGCTCATACCATTATGCAATACTTCTAATATATATTTGTAATGCAAATCATCTTTACTTGGAGTACTTTCATTAGTTAACTTTGACATAGGGTCATTAATATCATATTTAGTATTACGTATTAAATCTTCTATTCTCTCATTAGGTCTATCATACCAATCAAACATAGGAACACTATCACCTCTCCAGAAAAAATAGAATGACCTATCCCGTACTTGACTTAATCCATGTAATATGCTTTTTGTTTTATATAAAGAAAATGTATAGCCATTCTTTTTTGCTAAGGCTCTTAATTTTTTTACAACTGGCTCACCCAATTTGGTAGCTAACCTTGGAGCATTTTCTCCCCATAATACTTTTGGACCTACTTGCTCTAAGATATGCTTTGCAGTCTTAGCCATATAATCATTTATTTCTGCTTCACCTGATGGTGCAACATTTAAAGAAGAAAGACCAGCACATGGACATATAGTATTAACTACATCAACATACCTTCCATTCATTTCTCCAACAGGGCCTTCACCTTGCTGTTGACCATGATAGATATGTGGTTCTCCTAATATGTAATAAGGAACATAGTTTCTACCATCTTCAGGGTCACTGCATTGTTTCCTATAGTGTTCTACCAAATGCCTGTCATGATTTGCAAATTCTCTATATGACATAATGTATGCTGGCCTTTTGCCAAATACATTTTCCATTGCTATGGTTCCACCTCCAATAAGAGGTACTATGCTAGCC